CACCCAACCCATTATAAGGCATTCGTTCACTCAATAACAACGCACTTTTTGTGAAACATACAACACGATTAGTGTATGCAAAAGGATACACACACGACTAAATACAATACTGAATACAATACTGAATACACGAATGAACACACGAATGAACACACGAATGAATACACAAATGAATACACAAATGAATACACAAATGAAAGCACGAATCAATACAATACTCCATACACACCTGAATACAATAACGAATGCAATACTGAACACAATAATGAACTCCATCATCAATACCATACTACACACAATACTACACATAATACTGCAACCAGGTCTGATGAAGATTTCAACATTTATCTAATGACCAATAAAGATAGGGAAGCACTCGGAAAACACAAATTTGGATTCGTGAGAGGTCGGGACACCCAAAAACTCATTAACCGTCTGAATGACAACGTCGAACAATTCTCAAACTATAATTGGTATCGATTCGTATACCAATTTCGCAAAACATCAGTGTATGAAATGTACGATGAACCGGATAAAGTGTTAAGTGTATTGTGTCGTCAACCCGCCAATATCCTACACACCGAAAAGAGGTATAACTGTGAGTTGCCTCATTTGAAAGCGCTCGCTGCCTTCTTGGTGGACGACGACAAGGAATACAACGAATTTATTAACACGGCAGGGTTGCCACTGTTGGAACAAGTTCTTACTGAAGAATTTGGTAAATTAGGTCTGCGGCTTATAAAGAAATACACTTTGGATGAACTGACTCGTATCAATAACAGCAAGAAGAAACAGAAGGAACATGCGACACCGTCATCCCCACCGGATGCCCCTTTTTTTGCATTGACACCTCACGCCCACACGCACGACACACCCGACACGCACACACCCGACACGCACACACCCGACACCAACACGCATCCGGTGCCATCGCCACCAACTTGGACGTGGACCGCGAGAGAGTACCAATTGACCATTATCAAAGAGGGTATACGTGTGCTGACGCAATCAAAGAAATATTATCTGAATCTGGCAACCGGTGGTGGGAAGAGTTTCATTGTGTACAACATACTAAAACACATACGTCCCAGCACTGTTATTGTATTTTCGCCACGGAAGAAAATTAATTCGCAGAATACGAAAGAGAAGTATCTTTCGATTCTACATGATTCGCATACATACAAGACCCTGAACACATCCACCGACCCAAACTGGGCCACGTGGATGACATGCGGCAACCAGCCGCCGCAGCAGCAGCAGCATAACCCTGCCGCAAAACTGTTCGTCGTGTGTTGCACACAATCTATTTCCAAAATGCACAACGTGCTGTTGCAGAGTGGTGCGACAGACGTTGTGGTTTGGTTTGACGAGGCACACTGGTCCATCGAAAAAGGAGCTGAAGAAGTGGACAACCACGCCAAACAATTCTTTTTGACAAACCAGACACAAATTGGACACCGTATCTTCACCTCTGCGAGTCCGGACGTAAAGCGTGTCGCCCAATTCCCCGGCATATTTGGTTCGTTGCACACGCCCATCAGTGTCAAGCAACTGATTGACCAGAAATGGCTGTGCCCCATTCGCCCTCGCGTGCTCGAATACAAGACAAATGACAATGTCAATCTGTCGGCGTGGATACTGCAAGAGTGCAACACGTTGCAACGCTCGTTTACGTTCAGTTTTCACAGCAGCGAAAACAATGCTTTCCAGTTGTTCCATCAGCATTACCAGCGGTACACCCAACACCTCACCACGAACAAACCGTTTCTGCTCATCGATACCAAAGGGTTCAGCGATGCGAATCGCATCTGCTACAAATCGGTTGTGCTGGACTATGATTATAAGTGCGACGAAACGTTTGAAGCATCTCCCCAATCGATTGCGTATGTATGTCGTAAATACGATATGGGATACGATTTTCCAAAATTAGATTGTGTCGTTTTTTCAGACCCCAAAGTGTCTCACACGGACATCATACAATGCATTGGCAGAGGAACTCGTTCCGATTGCGAAGGAGAGGGTTGCACCAACCAACACAAACACTTAGATGTGCTGCTGCCAGTGTTCATCGACCTTGAGAACGTAGATGATAACCCGTACATGAACATTGTCGAAGTGCTTCGGTATTTGATCCTCGCACTGGATCTGGACATCACCGATATCCTTTCTAAAAGAAAGACTGAACCACACTGCGGCAACGGGCAATCCGCCAATACTGCAGATTACGATGGGAATGAGAACCGTAGCAAATTGCTGGATCTATTGTACCAACCGAATTTCCTAGAAAGACCTACCACAAAGATTTTGATACGCTTTTGCAAAACACATTGTATCACGGATGAATCCGGATACAACCGCTTCAAAAAACAATACCCCGAAATACCACTAAAACGCAATCTGTTTGACTACGAACAGTTTAGGTGGAATCTTATTCTCGACCCGAAACAAGACATCTACTACACCAGTCTGGACGAAGTAAAACGTGCCCAAAAGACCGTTCTTCAGTCGATTACCAACGCAAAGGAACGCAAACGATTGCGATCCTCCGTGAGACGAACCGGATGGATGACGTATCACGAATACGATAACAAAATTCCACCTATGCGGAATGGTGAAGTGGGAACATATTTTTGATGTATTGTATTGTATATTTGTTGTATGTTGGTATGCGGTGTGTTGTATGTGTTGTATGTGTTGTATTCTATATTTGTGCGTGTGTTGTATTCTATATTTGTATGTGTTGGTTGGTGTATATAATACAGTCGTGTATAGGAATGGAAGAATATTGAATTCGTATTTTTGGTATTATTATTATTATTATTATTATTATTATTGTTATTATTATAGTCGCATACATGTAATAATCGAATACAAATACATCTAATGAAAGCGTTACTTGTTGTCGATCCAGTAAATGATTTTTTAAATACCAAGGGTGTTGCGTGGGGTGCAGTTAATAAATCAGTCAATGAACATAACACGACCCAACATTTAAAAGACATCGTAGACTATTCAAATCAAACCAGAATAGTATTAAATTTTTGTATCCCCACATTGTTACACAAACCACGAAGATACAAACTGGAAATTTGACGGATATATAGAAACGTTTATGCTGAAGCATAAGATGTTTTTTACTACATTTGGGTGTGAAATCATTGCCGAATTGAAAGAAGGATTAGAAGATGCGATCGTGTGTTCATCTCACAAAATATATGGTCCGCAAACAACCGACTTGGTTTTACAACTGAGAAAGAATGGCATCGATGAGGTATTTGTGGCAGGTATGTCTGCGAATCTGTGTGTTGAATCCCATATAAGACACCTGTTGGAATGCGGGTTCAAGGTGCGTGCGATCAAGGATGCCACTGCCGGAGCATTGTTACCAATTGGGGATGGATACAAGTCGGCGTTGGTAAACTTCCATTTCATATGCTCTTCGGTACTAACGACTGCCGAATTCTGCAAAAAAACAACGTCTGCCAAACCGCTTGTCAAACCGCATCCGAAATCGTTTAAGAAATTGATTCATAAATCGCGTAAGAAGGCGACGCAGTTATAACATCGATTTCATTAATCGTATTTCGTTTTCTTGCGTGTCGATGATGTCTTTTGCTAAATCTTTAATCCGTGGGTTATCTGTTTTGTTGTAGATGATATGAGTCGTCGTCAAGGCGGTCGAATGGTGTGGGATCATCCTTCTTAACCATTGGTTGTCGTCGACTGCGAACTGCTGGCGCAACAACAGTATGGATATGCTGACAGATAAAAGGATTCCAATGGAGAACACACGCACGTTAAAGTGCCCCATCGAGAGATAGTGCACAATCTCGTGCGCCCACATCATATTGGCAGCCATCAGCAAACCGCCGTAGAATAGCGTGAGCGATGCGTACAAGTCGGCAAATCGGTAGGCCAAGATGTTCATCGGGTTGAACAGCACACCGACGACGACCATCACGGCAAACATAATCAGGTGACTCTTGTATAACGTGTATGACGAAATCGTTTTCATTCATATCTAACACAGATATTTAAATATGTATACCATCCTGCCCCATCCCTGCCCCATCACCACCACACTTGAAACAGACACGTGATAGATAGATAGCATGTGGATCACGCAAGTCTGAACACAGTTCTTTTTTTATAACACTTTTTTACATACAGTTTGTAATCAACCATCATCTCTAATTCATGCACCACATCCGTTGCGATAGTATGCGACCATCACATCTTACGTATTTACATCACGTGAAAGACCGTGAGTTTGCATCCCTTATGAGAACCATTGCGAAACCGGATCGCACCACACTGTACAATTCGCAACCGAAGCGGCGACTGCCGAAGCTGCGACACAATCAGCGACCCACCCACACTTGCCGGTCCACCACAGCTCGAAAAAGCACCAACGTGCACATCCACACACTTTCCAAACGTCACGGCAGGCACATTCCCAGACTGATGCACATTCACCCCCCACCTGCCACCCAACAGCACAGACTCGTCCGCGTGCCTTTGCGAATCGGTACGGACTGCTCAGGCATTGAAGCGCCTGTGATGGCGTTGCGGCTGCTGGGCATACCGCACGAGCACATTTTCAGTGCCGAGATAGACAGCCACGCACGCCAATCCATCCGCGCCAACTATTCACCCGCAATCGAATACGAGGACATCTTTCAGCGAGACGCGAAGACCATCCCGGACATTGATCTGTACGTGTGCGGATTCCCTTGCCAGAGCTTCTCCACGGTCAATGCCGGTGGGCAACAAGGGTTTTACCAGGAGCATAACAAGGGTATCATCTTCTTCCAATGCTACACCGTCATTTGTCACACACAACCGGCCATTTTCATACTCGAAAATGTCAAGAACTTGCTCACCCACGACGACGGGAACACCTTCAGAGTGATACAATCGTATTTGGACAGTCTCTCCCAGTTGTACATCATCCAACACAAGGTGTTGAATGCAAAAGAGTATGACGGTAATTTGCAGAATCGCCCACGGGTGTACATCGTTGGTGTACGAAAAGACACCGTGTTGCCGCACGCCTGCCGGTCCTTGCAAGCAACCGAACACGGCTTGTTCCCACCACCACCGCAACCACCATTTAACGTGCCAATCGCATCCGTGTTGCTAGACGATAAAGACTTGCCAGAATCGTATCCGGATGTAAAACTCACTGCACACAAAGAGACGCTGCTTCAGGAGCTCGTCGCCAAGGGGTACGACCTGGCAGACGACTACATCGTGAACCTCAATATAAGTGGCGGCAATTTCTTTCAAGTGCGAGCAATGCCTGACCGGTGTCCGTGCTTGCTCGCAAACAGCACCTTTTATATCACCTCCAAAAAAAGAAACATGTGTGCACGAGAGGCACTCCGTATACAAGGGTTTCCAGACAGCTTCAGACAGGTCGTGTCCGAAAGACAGATGCACAAGCAATGCGGGAACTCGATGTCACTTGCGGTGCTGAGTGCGCTGTACACGCACCTGCTGACGCTGGTCTATGCCTATGCCGATGCCGATGCCTATGCCTAATTTGTGTGTGCACCCACCCGGCGAACGACAACGGCACACACAAAGTGCTCGCTGCACCGCGAGGTGTGTTCGACTGACTTCCACCGTTTCTTGGCAATCCATCTGTCGAACTCTTGCCGGAACGCTGCCCGTTGCTTGGGGGTGTCGGCGTTCCGAACTTCTAATTTAACACCGTCGTGTGCGGTGTACATTGTTTCGATCGCGTGCTTGAAGGCAGTGAAATGGTGTTTGCCAGTTGCAGTTGGAACGCCCTTAAAATGTTCGCGAGACATACGTACACAGTGAATGATGCTCACGCGGGTTGTTGGTCCACTGACAACGAACTGTCGAATTTCATCTTGCAACGTACTGAAATTGGACCAACTCTGAGGCGACACTACAAACTCAAATGCCCACGGATCTACGGGTGTGTCGGTTTCACCGTCCATCTCACCGGCGGTGCGTTTATGACCACCGACGGTCGGCAGCGTCGCAGCAGCAGCAGCACCAGCAGCAACACCTTGCGGATACGTGTGCCCACTGCTGTTGGTTGTCGCAGTCACAGTCGCAGTAGCAGTAGCAGTCGCAGAATCGGCAGAGAAAGTGTCCACCATCGTAGGCAGATGCGTAGGCAGATGCGTAGGCAGATGCGTAGGCAGATGCGTAGGCAGATGCGTATCAAGTAGCGGAGCAGCAGCGGGGCAGCTACCAGTGTTGGGGTCGTTGGGTTCTTTTTCGAGACATCCTGTAAGCAATATAGTACCGGCTCGCACGTCTCCACGGAAGTCCCAATCGTGATACACAACTGTCAGTACCACACACGTGTTCCGTTTGTACCAACGACTGTTGGTGCAGCATTTGTTCGCAGTGCAAGTGGACAACAGACAGTTGGAAAATGTGCCAGTGCCTGTTTGTGTGTTGTGCCGTGCGTGAAAAATGGACGTTGTCAGTGATCCCTCACCAATCTCTTTTTGCAAGAATGCAGCGAATGTGACTGCCTCGTTCTCGTTTTCGCACATCTTAGCGATGTGTACGTTCGTCAGGTTCTTCAAAAAGGCGCGTGTGAACCCACCGTCTTTCACGATTTTTTGAACTTCGTCATAGTCATTGTCACGCGCTGCTTCGCACAGCTGACTAAAGATGGATAATTCCGTTTCGTTACCCGTTTCGAAATCCAATGGATATATAACACACGCTCGTAGCGGGTTGTGATTATTAGCGTAGGGACCGTCGCGTTTATCAGAGGAAGACATCGGCGCTGGGCGTCGGTCACCGAAGATGTCCGCAACGGTGTCCTTGTGGACGTCGGTTGGTTCGGTTGGGTTGTGCGAATAGGCTCGCACCGCCAGGTCGCGCGAGCATTTCTCCCAGTCAGTCGCTATCCGGTTGAATTGGTTCGTTGTGTACACCTCCGTCGGTTTGTACCCATCCCAGTGTTTGTGGTTGCCTTTCAGACGACCGGCAAGTTGGGAAGCAGTTGCTTTGTCACAGCAATTCGACAGTATCGCGTAATCGAACATAAATCCGTCGTGGATGATGCTGACACCGCGTCCGATGCATATGTTCCCGGTAACTGCGAATGGGAATCGGTCAAGGCGGTGGTGTGTGTACAATTCCTGTATATGTTTGCGGAGCTCTTTCGTCTTGCTCACGACCAGCGACTGCGGATGACCCGGCAACGCAAGTCGGATGCCTTCTCCATTCACAATCAGAACCGCAAATCCGCGTCGGGACAGGCAATCAGACATGTCTTCGTGTGAGATTTTCTTGCTATCTGCCGGAATATACCATTTCGTTCCGGGTGCCGCAGCAGCACCACCCTTGAACACTTCGTCCAGTACGTGTGAGGCAAACCCGACCGTGCTCTTTCCGTCCTGAACGAACGCGTCGTGGATAATATTGTCACCCCATCCGTGATAGTGTTCGTGTGTGGTTTTTTCCAATGGAAGCACGTGCATGTGTTGATACGTATCAAACAGTTTCTTAGGTGTTGCGGTGAGGCAAATGCACTGCACATTCTCGTGTTGTTCCAGCACTGGCAAGAACGTATTCGATATAAAGTTGACAAACTTGTCTGCTTCGTCAATCCATAGTTTGAAGACGAGACCAAGACGTACCAAGAGTTTCGACTTGTTGAAACACGTGATCAGACGAAGACAGTCTTCGACACGTGTGTGGTTCGTGCAACAGATGATGTTTGTAACACCTTCTGCCACAATTTTGTGGAACACTCCTTCGGGTGTTTTGACGTTGTCGTGCACACTGGACGACGAAAACATCACATAGTGTTGTGTCGTTCCTGGTAGCTTATTCACATCGCGCTTCATACGTTCGGTTGTTTGCAACGTTTGAAGCAAATTATTGTCACAAAATATGAAATTGACGACCGTATTACCAGACGAGTCGACGGTTTCGAGTGCGTTGTTAATCATTTCGATCATCACGAACGTCTTCCCAGACTGTTCTGGTTTGATAATAGCAAGAAAACGTTTCTGTACATCCATGTGCAACTGAGCAGTCATCGTTTCGTGAGTGGGAAATAAGATGGGGGGGGGGAGAGGGTGCTGTTGTTGTGGTGGCGTTCGTCGGGTGGGTCTCCAAAACGTAGAAGTTACAACAGTGCGGGGAGGGATGGTTTCATCGATTGTATCTTATATTTATTAAATCATTTTATCAATCAATCAATCAATCAATCAATCAATCAATAACATCCTAACATCCAGAGAAACAAACCGGGTGTGTGGTCCGCCAAATAGGGCAGCAGCAATACGAAATATAATAAATGAAAATGAAAACACGGAACATTCGACAAAAATGCTTTTTATTTTGGGAATACACACACCCGCCGTTTTGGTGGGTTGGAAAAAATGGTGTTTTGATGGGTTGCTTCAAATATTTGTTAATTTCACCGACAAGTATAGTTACACGGTGCTTTGATATGGGATGTGAATACGATTGCAAAAAAACCCCCCCCCCCCCTGCGCATACTGGGTGACTGTTTAAAGTGTTGTATTTTATTCATATATGATTTTTGTTTACATTCTCTCACATAACACGTGGTGTTGCCCTTGGGCAACTCACGCACACCGCAACGGGTCAGCAAGCAGCAGTCGCACACCGCACGTCATCTATCGTGGCAGTCGGCAACGGCGTCTCATCGTCGTCCAAGCGTCGCACCTTCGCAAAGGGTTCGGTGGCACAAGGCAACGACACAATCGCGTTATGCAACGAGTCCGTAATGGCAGTTTGCACATCGTCCATAATCGCGTCGTGATCGTGGGCAACTGATTGGGACATTGCCGTCGCAACATTCGCAATAGTTGGTGCATCTTGCGAAACAATCGACGTGTCCTGATACGATTGCACCAGTATCTCACGCATCATTTTATCAATGTCTTCGGCTTGCTTCGTGCAGCTCTGCCTCTCTGCTTCCAGTGCGTCGAGGTAGTTGACGATTTCCGTTTGGACGAGTTGGGTGGGGATTGGGATGTCCAGGTTTCTGAGTTTTTCTTTGTTCAAACTCCCTCCACCAATACAACCTGATGCTCCGGTTGGTGGAAAACACATATAATAGTAATATAACCATTTGTCCATAGTCATATTTTGACTATTCATTTGCACAATTGCTTCATTTGTGTATAAATCTGTTCCCGCAATTCCTAATTTACCAATACTGAGTTTGAACGACATCAATATTGTCCCTTTCTTTACGAGTCTAGGTTTACATTCACTTATAGCGGTCGTCGTCATTTTTTTGGCAGTATCGGTAATTGGAATAGTTGTATTACTCAAATCAGATACGGATACCCATAAATGTGTCCCATTATCCCAATACTTTTGTTCTTTTGTAGATGGTGTCGAACCGATTATAATTGGTATGACATTCCCCAACTTCTCCATCACAATCTCTCCACGATGCTTCTTGATCATCATTTCAAAATAGTATTTCATCCGTCGCTCCACACCACCACACAGGTCGGTTAAGTTCTGGCGTTGCTGGGCGAGGTCGTCGAGTTTGCTGACCACTTCGGTTTGGATGAGTTGGGTGGGGATGGGGATGTCAAATTGAAGTAAAGACTCTTTTTTAATATGACCCAAATTCGTCGTATAATTTGCGAGGTCCATGATTCGATTCTTATTCAGATTCAAATAGTGATATATATAGTTTGCATTACGTTGTGGTATCAGAGCAACCAGAGGTGACGTTGCAGATGATTTTCCGGACACTCTAAATACTTTACCTAAACCAATCGTATTTCCATATTTGCCTTTTCCTGCTCCGCCAGCTGCAATTAATATGAGATAATCCTTATAATCGAAACAATATGTATCATTAAATCCTTCTGGTTGAATGGATTTACCAGTGTAAAATGGATAATTGCCACTTTGTCGGCAATCTTTTGTCAGAAATTTCCCACTCTTAATCTCACAAACATCCCCCAACTTTTTCCATTCGCAGTTGGACGATGCCATCAGTTTCTCCATTGTTTCGTCCACAATGTACGCATTGGGATCCCACAAGTAGTTATTGTCTTCCAAGTCTTGGCGCGACACGGTGCAGATTTCGGTGATCTGCTCACCGCTGTCGCTCAGTTCGAGGAACT